CACTCCTATTGGAGTCCGATTGACCACGTTATGGTCAATGCAGACGTATGTCTGCCCGCCGCTCTTTGCGAGGGATTGCCACGGCGGCAAATTGCACATCAGTTGTCAACTGATGGTCATTTTGTGGTGTGACGAACCACAGCCGACTGGTAACGGCTGGTCACCGCAGTCGACACACTAGACCCGCTTAGGAGGTGTTTCATGCACCTGCATGCGAGATCGGGCATCGATGACTTGGGCCCGTACCTCAGCAGAGGCAACGAAGAAAGAGTTGCCAAAGCGCTCGCTTCGCTCAGTAGGGCTGTCGAGATTGTTGCCGTGGATTATTCCATGGAGCGTGCACTCGGAGACCTATCATCTGGGCTTGTGCCAGAAAGGGATAATCGGAGTGTCACCGACCCTCAATGGGTGGAGAAAGGGATTGCCTCGTACGGCTGTCCTATTCACAGCACCCGAACAGGCGCAAACGGAAGTATCGCAGCTACCGGAGACGACATTCTCACAGCCGGAGTTCACGGAAAAGGAGAGTGTTCGTGTCGTAAACGCACCGAAGGTCAAGTTTCAGTCTCCGCAGGATCTCGAGGACGACGAGATTCTAATCACTTCCAAGCAGGGAACGCGGAAGTTGATGGTGGACCAGGAGATGTCGGGCTTCGACATGTACCTGGCGAGTTTGGCGATCTTGACCGGGGAGCTGTACTGGCCAATGGACCGGTACATTCTCTACGCAATGCCTTCAATCGAACACGACCCTACGAAACCGCTGCCTACAAGGGAGCAATTCGTGCGGCGTATGACACTGCAGGTACTAAGACGGGAGGGAAGCTCCCTCTCAGCGTGGAGGAAGTTGTGGAGTCGCACATTTTGCGTGACTCTTACGCTGGGGCTCCTTTCTTTCGTAGCAATAAACTGGTCCTGGATGCCGGGGCACGTTTGGCTGCGAAGATTATTCGTGACGGAAGGGGATTTGACCCCTATGTTTTTGGCCGTCGCGTTCAGCCTGGGAATGCTGGTTCAAAAACTAGGCTCGTATGGATGGCTCCGCTTCCTACGACAATTGTGGGGACACGTTTCTCCAAACGCGTCATGGAAGCGCTTTCGAGAAGGCGACCCTTCGTCTGGGGCCTTCGAGGACATGAGCAAGGTGCCATCATCAGCGAGATCGAATCGAGGTTCAGGTATGTCTACTCGTTAGATTTCTCGAAATTTGATTCGACAGTTCCCGCTCGGATGATTGATGATGCTTTCCGCGTGGCACGGACGCATCTTGATCTGAACGAGGATGAGCTGGGTGTGTGGAGAAGGTACGTCAATGACTTTATCCATTCTCGGATAATTGCTCCAGACGGACGGGTCTATCAAAAACACAAAGGAGTCCCTAGTGGGAGTGCTTTTACCTCCATTATTGATTCAATTGTAAATTTGATCCTCGTTTCTTACATGTGGGAAAAGGTTACTGGACATAGCCTACCACATGATCGTGTGCTGGTGATGGGTGACGACGTCATAGTTGGGTCAAACGCTAGAATTGCCTTGAGCGAGTTGGCCTCAGCCGCGAGTGATCTGGGGTTTGTCTTGAGTGTTGAGAAATCAACAATTACTGACAAGTCATCCGAGTCCAAGAAGTTCGATGACAACCGTACGCACTTCTTGGGACATTGGTGGGTTCACAGTCAACCTCATCGTCCGGAATTTGAACTCATCCAAAGGATGGTTTATCCGGAACGTCATAGGAAACGTGAACCGGCTGAGTACCTCGTCCGATTGTTGGGGTACGCTTCTACTTCGGTAGAAGGCAGAAGGATACTCGTCAAAGTGTTCCCGCACCAAGACGTAGTTATGTCCTTTCTGGCAGTTTCAGACGCCATGAGACGTCTAGGATGGAGCGATGACGATGCGATCGCAGATGTTGACCTACCAGGTCAGTTGAGGCAGAAGCGTCGCGTCCAAGGGCAAGAGATCGAGATCAAACCTAGCAAGGTTCTTGCAGGAATGCTCGGTCCCTGGCTCTAGGGCGTCAC